CTAGATTAGTTAATGAGAAATCTAATTGTCCAGAAGCAGACATTGATATTTCTTTTAGTCCAGAAACTCCTTGCAGTTTACTTAAAATTACTGGAGTGATTTCACTTTGTGAAACATCGCCAAGTGACTCAGAAATTTCTCCAAGTTTTTTACCAACAGTTTTTCTTTCTGCTTCAAGTTCTTTCAATCTTCCGACAATAGGTTTTCCAACCACTTCAATTGGATTTTTTGTAGATCCACCAGTTTCAAATTGTTTAACAACATCAGCCAATTGTCTAAGAGATGATTTTTGTTCTTTTGGTAAGTTGTAAATTCTTTGAACATCTAAAATATCAACTTCATCTCTAACCGCTTGTTTTGCCTTTTGAGTTGGAAGTTTTTTTACTAATTCTTTAGTGGCTTGTGTTGCTTCGTTGTTTGATTTTACTCTTCGTGGAATATCCATAACTTCTTGTCCCATATTTTTTAATGGTTGTACTATACCTTTTACTATATTTAAAGTACCAGAACCAACCTCATTAATAGTAGGTCCCATAGATTTAACAGCATCCACTCCTTTATTAAGAGCTTGACCGGCAACCTCTTGAAGTGGTTTTTTAATAAGACCTCCTGTTCCAATATCAAGAGCAAGTCCTAACCCTCCCAAAGTTGCATCGACATCTCTTCTTTTCACATCATCAAGGTTTTGATACCAAGTCATAACTTCTTGAACCGGTTGTGTGCCTGCTATTTTTTCAACTCCAGTTTCAACAACATCTCCGATAGCTTCTTGATATTTTTGTGGAGTCAAAGATTTCATTACACCCATAGATGTTTCTCCGATAATATCAGAAGCAAAACCAGCACCTTGTCCAAATTTTTGCAAAAGTCCTCGTGCTTTTGTTTGCTCTCCTCGTTGAACAGCTTCATCTATTTCTCCAAAAGTATCTGATCGCTTAACAGCTGAATTTTTAATTCCTGTTACAATACCTTTAAGATCAGCAACGAAACCTTCGTCTGGCTTAATTCTGTTTCCATAGTCTGGATATTTTTTCAGAGTTTTTTCTCCAATTTCACGATCTGAAATACCACCATATTCCGGATATTGTCGTTTAATTTTTTGTCCAAATTCTTCTAATGTCAATTTATTTCCATCCATAAAAATTATAAGTTAAGGTTTAGGGGATCGCTCTGTACTCCGATACCTAAAGGATCAGAATTTAAACTACCACCAGCGTTTAAAACGGCTCTCTCTGTTAGCATTTGAAGTTGATCTAATTCTTTCTTAAAGGTTGCTTCGGTTGTTTTGTAGCCTACGACATTTCCGTTTTTATCAGTTTGTCGCCATGTTCCAATCCTTGAAGCTGAAGAGTTTAGCATAGCCAACTCTTTTTCAGACAAAGCACCCAGAGTTCCACCTGCTTTTTTCAAATTTACTAGCGTGTCCAATGTTTCTCGTGAAACTAATTGCTCTACTCCGGCAACGAAATCACCCTTTGATCCAGTAAATTTATTAAATAGATTAAATCGTGCTAAAGCGTTTGGTCCAACAGCATTTGCTGATCCGATAGATGCTGAAAGTCCAGAAATTTGTCCAATTTTGTCTTTCAACACTGGAAGAATTGCCTTACTTGCATCTTCCGCTTCTTGAGCTGTTACAGCGTTTTTAAGAGCAAAAGAAAGGCTATCCTCCTCTCTTCTTAATACAGAAGAATATCTTGCCAACTCTTTTTGTCTTATAAAAGATTTTTCAGATTGTTTTTCTTCAAAAGATTGTTGAGCTTGCATTTTTTCACTCTCAGTCATGTCATTTTGAACAAAATCGTAAAGTGTTTTATAAAGACTTACTTGTCGAGCATCCTCATCTTTCATGTCTTGAATTCTATCAGTCACAGTCTTTTCTGCTGAAATAAAATCATTATTTGCTACATCATATTCAATTGATTTATATGCAAGATTTCTGTTTGTGTCTTCCGTAAGTTTATTAATTTCATTATTAATAGAACCCATTGAACGACCTTCTTTATTTGAATTTTTTAACTCACCTTTTTTTTCTTCATAACCCACACGAATAGATCTCATTTGATTTAACAATTGATTTGATATTCTTCCTTTTTCTTCAACATTTGCATCTTTTCTAAGTTGAGCTTTTTCTGCTGTATTGTCTTTATTTAAAGAGCCAAGAAGAGCTTCTTGAATCTGGTCCTTCATTGTTTTTTCTTTTACAACCGGAGTTGTTGCTACTGGCATAGGCTTGTTTTCTTGTGAAGTGGCCATTGCTGAAGCATTAAAGCCGGCATTTGCCACTGGCATAGTATTTTCTCTAACAACATTTTGAACTTGATTTACATTAGATGTTTCCTTATTCAGAGAATCGGCAGGGATGGGAGTCATTGTGTTTGAAGCTCTTGTAATTGTTTTTGGAGAAACAAAACCATCTGTTCCATCAAGTTTTGTAATATTAGCTCCAAATTTTGGGCTAGAATTTAAAGTGTTTTGAAATTTGTTTATTTCATTTATTTGTGAGCTTTTTGCTTCACTTCCGAATATATTTTGTAAAAAGTTTTTTGCCATAATTGTCAATTATTATACCACATATACCACATTAGATTGCGTCAATGTGTTTTTTGTTTGTTAATGTTATCTCTTCTATCGTCACATCTATACCTCTCATTTCAACTTTTATTTCCAAAAACTTTGATTTAGATCCAATAGGTTTTGAAAAATAATTTTTATTTGCATTTGGTGTTGTTGATGTGATCACTGCCAATTCTTTGTAATTATCAACATTGAAACGAATGACATCACCAGAAACAGCAAAAGGAAAAGCTTCTTCTAGTGTGACAGTATAAGTTCCTGTACTTAAACTAATTGTGGATATTGTTGACATGTGTCCAGAACCTACGCCAGCAATAATTTCAACCTCATCACCAACAGAAGCCAAAGACATATCAACGACAGTTGTGAAAACAGTTGTACTTGTCCAAACACCATTCCACGAACTTGTAATATTTCCTGTTATAGAACTAAAAGGCAATCCCACTTTATCAATTTCTTTATATTTAATTATGATTTTATCTTCTACTTTTAAAGGCTTGAACTTCACATAAATATTTGAATATTCATCAATAATTCTCGGAGAAGATAATTTAGGCATAACAAAATATCCACGATTAGGAAGGAAAGGAGAAACACCATTAATTACAGTCAAATCAGTCGCAGAATTTTGTTTTGAATAAAGATCTGCTGTCATGCAAATTCTTCCAGATCTCGTGCTGTCAAATAAAACATTATTTAATACAGCCATAGACATATTATTGTCATAAGCACCCCAACCGAAATCAGAAGAAGCAAACACGAACCAACTTTGTCCGACTGCTCCAGCTCCAGAAATATCAATTGCTGTCCCTGCGATTGCATTTGCATAAGTTGTGGCCAATTTAAATACAGTTGAGCTTATTTTTATAAAGTAATAAACAGTTGACTCTTTCAGTTCGTCAATTACTGGAGTGGCTCTATCAAACAAAACATACATTCCGGTTGAGTAATTATTTAAGTTACCAGAAGTAAGCGTGAAGTTATTTAAAGAAGTATCAACTGTTACATTTGAACCAGAAATATTTCTAACTTTTGAAGCACTCGGAGCATATCTGTGGTAAAGAGAATTGTTTGTAAAATCAAAGCACCATATTCCAGAAAGGAAATTTGGAAGAATTCTTAAAATACCATTCTCAGTTAAGCTTGAGATATTCATATAAACCAAGTCACCATCTGTGACCATTGATCTGTTTGTGGCTCTTGAAGCCGAGTTTTGTTTGTCGGCCCATTCAATATCAGAATTGTATACCGGCAACTGTGCCAAAGAATCAAAACCACCTCCATTAAAATAAAGAAGTTGCCCTAAAGATGTCAAACATATAACTGAAGATTTAAAAGGCTTCATTGTGAAAATTTCAAATGTTCCTACGCCGAAAGCGAACTCAATACCTACTTGAATTGTTGAAACTGTAAATAATTTTGCTTCACCTCCAGACAAATTTCTTGTTGCAATGTAAAGTGTGTTTCCAACAGTTGAAAGGGAAGTGACATAATAACTTGAAGGAAGAGTTAGAATTGTTCCACTTACTGCCCACGCTGTACTAATAAATTTAACAATATTTCCACGAGCCACAACTAACGAAGCTTCAGACTCCCAAGCTGTCATAACAAAAGGAGCTGTCACCGACATAGAAGTTGATACTGTTGTCCATGTAGTAGATGCTGAACGATAAAATATACTTGCTCCATCAGAAACAACTTCTGTTCCATTAAAATAAACAACATCATCATCAAGTGAAGGAGATGGTGAATTTGTGTGAGAAGAGATATTTTGAAAAATGTCCAAATCCAAAGTTCCACGAAAAACTTCATCAGAGTTTATATAAACTTGTGAGGCAGAAGCCAACATAGCATCGGCACTATCAAGCGATGCATCATCTTCTGTTGTCATTACAGCAAAAGAAGGCTCAGACAATTTTATATATCCTTCTTTATCTAAATTAATATTTCTTGATCTTAAAATAGTACCAGAAAAATCAGATTTATTATCTTGAAGATGTGTTTTTGTTTCTTGATTTGGTATTACAAACATATTAAGGAGTGATTACTTTTATAATAATTCTTCTTGAAGACTCATCTAATGGAAAAGTGATTTGCTGTTGTTTTTTATTTTTCATAAAAATTAACAAAGACTGAATATCTCTTTCCATCTGATCAAATTTTCTTTTTTCTTCAACTGTCATTGCCATATTAGAGATTTTTACTTCTATTAATCCAGCTCTCTGTATTTTTATCAGTATTTGTTGCGGATGAGTTATTTTTGTCAAAAGGCAACCTCCACCCTGTTGTTTTGACTATTACATTTATCATTGTAACAACAAAAGTTGCAGTTGTCGCTTTTATACTTAGTGCCACACGAAACAAATTATCAATTCCTGTTAGTGTGAATGTTCCAACTGATGCAATGATCCCAAAACCTTTTACCAAAATTGCATTAACACCAGTCAAAACAAATGTTGCCACCTCTGCGATCAGATTTTGACCTTTTGAAAACAAGACACTAATTCCTGTAAGGATGAAAGCACCTGTATCTGCTATAAGTATTTTTCCTCTTAATAGGGTTACATCTATTCCAGTCAAAACAAATGTCCCAACTGAAGCGATCAGTAAACCACCGGACCGGAAGACAATCTCTACTCCTGTAAGTGTAAATGTTCCAAGTGATGCAAGTAATCCAAAACCATTTCTCAATGCAGAAGCAAATCCTGTCAAAACAAATGTTCCGGAGCTTGCGATTATTGTCAAAGCAATTCTGAAAATATTATCAACACCAGTCAAAACAAATGTCCCAACTGAAGCAATCATTCCCTTGCCTTGAATTAGGGTTGCATTTATTCCAGTCAAAACAAATGTCCCAACTGAAGCAATCATGTTTCTACCTATTTTTAAGAGATTTGCAACACCAGTCAAAACAAAGGTCCCAATTGAAGCAATCATGTTTCTACCTATTTTTAAGAGATTTGCAACACCAGTCAAAACAAAGGTCCCAATTGAAGCGATCATTGGATAATTTACACTAAAAGGATGTGATAATCCTGCACCTCCGTTGTATAAAGTGGTAACTTCTGCTGATGTAAGTGCTTTGTTCCAGATACCTACTTCGTCTATTTGTCCGTCAAAGTAGGAAGCTGAAACCACACTTGAGCGACCTATTGAGACTAAGTGCGAAGATGTTTTCATCGTTCCAGTTTTTGCTACTGCAGTTGCATCACTTACACCATTTAAATACAGTTTTATATTAGTACCATCCCAAGTATATACAGCAAAATACCAAACACCTGTGGAAAGACTTGTTCCACCAGTTATGTACGCTTCAGTAGTAGTCGCCACCGTAGCCTGTAATTTATTGCCGTTAGTTACTCTAAATAATTGATTAAAAGTAGTGTTGTCTGTCTTACCTATCATGAATTGATATGCTCCGAGAACATCTAACTTTATCCAACAAGCTACTGAAACTGCTGTATATGCAGAAAGCAAAGATGTCCCTACAGTTTGACATTGATTAGAACCATTAAGTGTCAGAGCATTGTTTATTTTTCCTGCTGTAAAGGTTGCTGTTCCTACATTTGTACCATTATTAGAACCTGCACTATCAACAGCGTTTCCAGATGCCTCGTCTAGTTTCCAGTAAGATACTAAGTTTGTTAGTAATGATGACATAAGTTTTTTTAATTAACTTATGCAATTGACAACACTCCGTTTACTCCATCAAAGTCAATTGTGAATGTATCACCATCTTGAAGAGTCAATGCTGATCCGTAATCGTAATAACCAATCAATTCATCATTTGTGGCTGTGTCATTAAAGATATATACATATCTAAAAGGTCCAGTTGTTCCACCAGTAGAAGTCAAAATTAGATCCGCAAGAATTAATCTGTATGTTCCAGAAATTTGTGCTGAAGATGTTCTTGTAAGAACTCTCGCAGACAAGTTTGTGTAAGCAATTTGAGTCAATTGTGATAATTGTGTCCAAGTTGATGTGTGTGCTGTGTTTGTAAGTGCAATTGTAAGAGTGTCCGCACCTAAGTTGTGAACTTTTTCTGCTACCGCTTCTACAAATGAATTTATTTTGTTAAATGATGCCATGTTATGTTTAATTATTTATTGCTTTCCATTTTTGGTGAAAGGCGTCTTTTAATATCTCTTTCTCTTTTTCCATAATGCTTTACCAATGCATTTTTCATTTCCAATAAATCGTTTTTTATGCGATCTATTTGTGGTAAGGAATGAATCCTTGCGTATTTATACGCAGTGATCAATACCAGTAAATAGTGAAATAAGCCAGAAAATCCAGCTTTTTTTGTTGTGTCCGCAACAGTGAAGTATGAGGCTTCTCTATTGATGAAAACTTTTAATCCACCTACCGCTTCATAATTTGGAATTAAATCCAAAAATATTCCATTTGATGTTTTATCGTATCTTTCCGGAACTCCTGTTCTATTTAATCCATCTACAAATCCTTCAATATTATTATTGTATAAGTCATGAGGTGATTGCTGATCTACCGGAGTAAGTTCTTTAAAAGTTCCATCTCCAATATCAATCATCACTTTATAAATATCTAAAATAACATTTCCTTGCTCATCTGTTGTGAACGCATAATCTCTCTGACCAGAAACTAAATTGGTTGTAATAATAGGATATTTTGGATGGTTGATGTCATCAAATTGCCATGTGCCACCAGTGCTAAATATTAATGCAAAGATTTCATCTAGTGCATTATTAACATTGGCAGTCATTTTAGCCAAAAGAGTTGTGTCGCCAGAAATATCACCATCATTAAATCCACATTCATCTTCAATGTTTTGAACTATTCCATTTTTATTTGTTGTGTCAGAGAATTTTAAGCTCATGTTTTTGTTTGTTAATTAACAAGGACAGATTATGAATCTTCACGACCTGTCCACCTTAATTAAAAGGTGAGTCGCTACTATTCTAAATTACTTAGTTTTTCCAACAATTCAGCTTTTTTAAGCTCATATTTTGCAGGGTTTTGTTCTTTGTATTTTTCTAACAATTCAGAATATTCTGCCTTTGTGTACTGAGTAAAAAAAGTAGGAACTTTAACAACTGGTGTTTCCACAACTGGTGTTTCCACAACTGGTGTTTCAGTTACTGCTTCTTTTTGTTTTTTAGTCTTTGCCATTTTTTTAATTTAGTTACTTGCTAGCGGTGTGTAAGTCATGTCGCAGAAATAGGTGAATAAAACTGTCAGCACAACCTACACACCGCCAACAAGGCGATGAGTAATTAAGCTCCTAGTGTAATATCAACAACAAGTGATAATTTTGGGGCCCATAATTTGAATCCGATGTAACCATAAGTTACAACTTCTCTACCAGTTTTTCCTGATACTTCTTTTTCTTCAAATCTAACTCCTCGTGGTGAAGCGTAAGTAGCAACTCCTTTCACTCCGAACACTCTGTGTCCAGCATTTGTGTAAGTAGTTGTTCCTAGTGTTTCATCTGCGAAAGTTCCAGATCTAACAACATAAATATCAACACCCATGTAAGAATCCATGAATCCGTTTTTAAGTGCTGAATCTGCGAAATTAAATCCGTTTGTAGCTTGTGCTTGTACGAAACCAACAACATCAGTGTTTTCAATTACAAGGAAAAGTCCTTTGTAAACATCAGCAAATCCGGCAACTTTTGAGATAAGGTTGGCCATGATTGGGTTAACATTTGCAACTGTTGTAAATCCGCCGGCAGGAGTTGTGTAAGCTCCTGTTGCATCTTCTGTAAGGTTGTTAAGAACAAATCTATCAATCTTAGTTGCAACTTGATAAATAGTTTCATCTACTCTAGATGCAAATATATCAAAGTTAGTAAGAATGTCTTCAAAATCAAAGATGTGTTCTGCAACAATAACTTCGTCAGTTACAGTCAAAGTGTCATCAGTTGTAGTGTAATCAGAGATTGAGTAAGTTCCAGTAATAGCTTGAACAGTTGCTACTGGTTGTGATCCGTATGGTGATTGAATTCGTTTGCTGTCTGTACGATCAACAGAACAAATTTTTTCTGAAACAAGTCGATTTCTCAAAGATTGTTCCAGTGTAGCTAGCTTGTATTTGTCACGGTATGTTCGTGAACTAATTGTATTGGCCATTAGGGTATGAGTTAAATTATAAACTCACCATTTTATTTAACTTCTTAGATACTTCGTTGTCGAAGTTGGATAAGTCTTGATAAGTCTTCATCAGAATCCGGCAACATTCCTTTTTTAGAATCTGCAAGTAATTCTGAATCTGTTTTTGCAAAACTTTTTGTTGATGTCTTGCCAGTATTTGTGGCATTTGCAACATTCCTTCTTTCTACTTTATCGGCGAGAATTGATTTCAATAAATCATCTTCAAGTGCTTCAGCTATTGTGATCCCTTTAACACTCGCAAAAGTTTTAACTTCTGGAATATCTTCTCTATTAACTTGTGATTGCATTAAAGAATACAAATCATCTGTTGATAAATCAGAACCTTTTTTTTCAGTTGATTTGTTTTCTGATTTTTTTTCTTCCGCTTTAATTGAAGCTTTAGTTTTCCAATGTTTCTTTTGAGCCAAAAGAGTTCTAATCTTTTTGTCTTTATCATCATCGGATGCGTTTGCATCTAAATCTTCGTCATCACCTTCTAAATCTATTTCAAAATCAATATCATCTTGATCCTTAACTCCTTCATAATTTTCAATGTTCTCGTCTTGTTCGTTTAATTCTTTTTTCATGTTTAGTCATGTTAGTCATTCTCTTTTCAAGGAGGGCTTACGCCTTTTTAAGACATTTTGTCGTCTATATTTATAAAATAATTATACCACATGTATTTCAAATGCAACAAGTTAATTTGTTTTGTCTTGCTTCATTCTCTTTGAAATATCGTCAGCAGATAAATTCTTAGTCATAGATAATGCTTTCAATTGTGTTATTTGAAATTCACTGTGAGTAATCAAAGCGTTGCGAACTACAAAATCAATATAGACAGAATCATCATCATTCTCAAAATTTGGTTTGTAATCTACAATCTTATTGCCAACTATTACATCTGGGTTTTTTAATCTTTCTATACCGGCAAAGATTTCCTTCATTAAAGACTCTCTAACTTTTAATGCTAGAACAGACTCTTCAACACCTCTTTCGCCTTTATCAACTGATAACCACAAATCAATTAGCTGTCCAAAAGGAGCATCTAAATCAATCTCCGGAAAATAAGTTTTTCTTAAAAGTTTTATATTTTTAGGGTTGTTTGAAATTACTTTCAAATTTTCTTTATCTTTTTTTGACAGTGGAGCTTTCAAGAAAACTTTTCTTAAAACAATCAACAAGTCATCATTCTCAGTGAAAAGAGATCTAATCATTTCTAATTCAACATCATCATATCTCATTCTTTGCTGTGGTTTTTTTTGTACGACATTTTCTTTTTCAGCCATTTTATTTAATTTAATATTAATTCCTACGCACTAACTTGAGGTTGTGTAACCTCTGGAGTTTGTGGAGGAGGTGTTTGTGTGCCAGTTAATTCTAAAGGCGACACTGCACCAGTCATTGTTAAGATTTTACTGAATATCATTTTAGCATTTGGATCAGATAATACTAGTGGATTTGTTGCAATAGTCTGAAGAACTGTTGTCAGAGTTGTCAAATATGTTCCTGTGTTTGTTTGCTCTCCTGTTACATCCACTTCAAGATCCCACTCCATATCCTCGAAATATTCTTTCCATTGTTTTTCAGTCACATCTTCTGAAGGAATAAAAGAACGAGTGTTTCCCATTTTGCTTAATTCTTCTTGAATACTTTCTTGAGTTGACTGAACATCCATTGATACCGGCAACTCACCTTTCACCAAAGAATCAATCACTTCTTTTTTAATTCTCTTTTCTGTTTCTGAATTTATGTAAGAAACATCAATTTGCTTAATTTGACTATCAGTCAAAACTCCCATTATTTCTTTTCTGTTTGACAATTGTTTTCTTACGAATTTAAGAACATATTTTCTGAACATCTCTTCAATGCCTAGTCCTTTGTTTTCAGTCATAAGCTCAAACAAGTCATGTGACTCTGCGAGAACAGCTTCAGTTTGTCGCCACGCTGTTCCAGATTTTGGAGTTTGTCCTAACATCGCTTCAGATATACCAACGATTTCATTTCCTAATTGTTTCCACGATGTACCAAAGTTTTGAAACTGTGTGATGTCGTGTGATCCATTATTGATTTGAGTAAGTGGCATATTTTCTCTGTGAACAAGAATGTCACCTTGCTCAATGGCCAGCAAAGCATTTTGTCCAACATAAGTGTCATCGGCTGTCTGGAATATAAGCTTGGAAGCAAGATCCAACTGATCCTTAATAGCTTTCATTGAGTGGTTTTCCATCCATTGAGATTCAAACAAATATTCAATTGCTCCAATTCCTGTTGATCTGTTGTCTTCTTCAATTAATGAGTGTAGTAAATAAGGGCTTTCTTCTTTACCTTTAACCAAAACAAAGTCATCAAAATCATTTTCTTTTTCACCCATTACAAAAGAAACCACTTGCATTTGCTGAACATATATATCCTCATCAGCCTCTTTTTCTGTAAGCAAAGATTTAGACAATTCACCATGAATTTCATAAAGTCTGATATAGCCTGCACGATTATCTTTATTTTGACCATCAGCAGTTTCTCTTGATTGAACAGCAGAGATTAAAGATGCCACCATCCCTTGATCGTATGATTTATTTTTTCTAAGTTGTGCCGGTGTGTATTCTAATATTTCAATAACCGGATTGCTGTAAAAATCAATTGGATCAATAATTACTTTGTGCCAATTAACCACAACAGCATGAAGCTCTCCATCCTTCTCAACAAATTTTGTTACTGCTGAACCATATTTTGCCAATGTTCTTCCCCACTTATTAAGAAAAGTTCCAAAGTAAGATTTTCTCATCCATTCTTGAACCTTCATTGTTGCAATAAAAGCTCTTGTTGTGTCCTTTAGTTTTGTCGGTTTAATTAAAATATTTCTTCTATCAATATCTGTTGCACGATATACAACATTTACTGCACTTGTTCCAATATTGAAAAAAGGTTTATCTCTTCCCATTGAGTCGACTGGTCCAGAAATGTGCTTTGAATTTGCGTAAGCATCAATCTTGTCTAAGTTTTCCCTTAAATCAAATTGAACATACTTCGACAAAGTTGTTTCCCCTGCATTTTGGTAATCATTTTCTAGCTGTCTAATCAATGAACCAATTTCTTTTGTTGCCATAAACTTTTAATTAATTAATAAATTATCTTGCAGAATTTAATGAAGATAAATTTTTGTTTCTAGTAAAAGAATTTCTTTGTCTGTTTTGAGCTTCAACAACTTCTTGTGAATCAATTGTTGACATCTCAGACCTAATCTCAAAGTACATTCTCATAATCCATGTATCTGAATCATCTGGGCTTCTACCCAAAGCTTCTTTAACATATCCTTTTGCTGTCGCTGTCCTTTTTTGTTCTGGAATTGTCACATCTTTATATTGAGATAATTCTTCAATGACTAGATCTTTTTGCCACTCATCAACTTCAGAAGCAATCATGTGCTGATTAATCATTTCACCTAACTTAAATATACACTGAGATCTTAAATTTTTATAATCACTTGTATATTTTGGAACATGAGAAAGATTTCCGGCGTTTGGTAATTGAACAATATTGTTATCTGTTTTAATTGGAGCAAAAGAAGATTTGTAACCAATGATGCCATTCAAAAATTTACTTTTTGCAACTCCTGTGCCGACACCGATTGCATCAACTATAATTCTTGAAAAAGGAATTTTGTCTTGGCTTGCATATTCTCTAATCTTATCAACAATATTATCATTTGTTAAACCCTCAAAAGAAATTCTTTTATATTCAACGAGTCCATTCCAAAAAGAAAATACAGTTTTGTCTGCACCATCATCCGCAACATCAACTACCAAACATTTTTTATCTGTTTTATCAATTGTATTAATGAAGACATCATTCAGTGCATCGTAATTGAAAATATTCATCAAGTCATCATCGTATTCCCAATCACCGAGCTTCAATCTCTTCCTTGTTTTTACATCTGAAATCTCATCAAGGTTTTCTCCATACTCATCAGCCGTGTGAGGATTGTCTGAATACAATGATTGTAAAAATCTATAATTGTCCGGAAGTCTTTTCTCTTTGGCCGGCTTATAAAAAACACGATATAACCATCCTTTATTAGGGTTACAAGTTAAAAGAAGCTTTGACTTCAAGTTGTATTCCTTATTCATGTGTCGGCCTATACGAGATTTTAAAACATCAAAAGCTTTGAAGGAAACTTCTCCAGCTTCTTCAATCCATCCACCAGTGTATTCAGTTGAACCAAATCTTTCAAAATCTGGATCAGAAGGAACTTCATTCACATCGAGCAAATCTATCCTTGATCCATTAATGAATTCAATATAATTATATTGTCCATTAAGCTTCCAGTCTGTTTCCGGAATATTATGATACTTACACACCTTCTTAAAGGTCTGAAATGATGTTGTCATTAATCGTTTTAACTCTTTACGAGCTATAAACCATTTAGATCCTTCGTAAAAATAACAGTTGGTGATCAGCCATTCACAACCTAACCAACTCTTCCCACCACCAGCACCACCACCAAAAAGCAAATATTTTGTTGTTGTGTCTTGTAAATATAAATAAGCTCGATGCTGTTTACTTGTCGGAGATATTGTTGGAATCATTTGGAGTTTGATAATTAAATCCTGTAATCTTTTCACCATTAGAAGTCACATCTGTTTCAGATTTTTCATGCATGCCATGATTTGCCGATAACATCAGTTTAGCGATTGTTGGATTATAAAGGCCTAACATACTAAATTGTATGATCGTTTGCTTTTGTATGTGCAATAATTTCTTCAAAGAATCGGAAAACTTAGGATAAATCTTTCCCCACTCGATCAAAGTGTCAACATTTACATTCATTAATATTGCAAGTCCTTCGTAAGTTGGAAGCCATCCAAGAGCATACCTTTCAAAAGTATCGCTTTTAATACCACGAGTTTTGTGGAACTCTCCAATTTTAACTTCACACTCTTTTAAATAACTTTTAACTTCTCCACATCGGTTCTCGTTGTACTTCGTTGGTCTTCCTCCCTTTTTTTTAATAGTTATAGTCATCCCTATATCATACCACAAACAAAAACAAGTCAAATTTGACATGTGCAAAAACTTATTTTTTAACACTACTTCCCTATTGCCAAAAAGCAAATAACTAGCTAAAATGGGTTAACTACCACAGTGGTACAGCTCCCCCTATGCATAGGGGGCAATTGTAACTGCAGTATAGAATACCCAAACTCCTAAATGAAACTAAAAAATGACAATCAAATAATAGACACCCTTCGTGATTGGCGACTTGCGGACCTCCTTCCGGAAGCTGTTTCCCAAGAGATCGCTACATGTATCGGAGCGTATAAATACAAACGGCTGAAAGAAATCTACGAAGAATATAAACACCTAGAATCAGAAGACCAAGAAATAAAAGAAGTCACACCTAAGCCTAAAAATATTCTGCCATTAGTTTTATACAAGAAACTTACAAAAGTTTTAAAGTACGAAATGTTAAAAGAAAGTGTTTTGATAAAACATAATTACACATGCTTTTGTTGCGAAGAAAAATTTGATCCAAGAGAAAAAGCAATATACAAAAAATATCCTTTACTCGTAAGATGCAATTTTCCAATAGTTAAATATATTGAAATGAAGGATTATAAAGATGTGAAAGAATTAATCAAAGACACAAAGATTTTTAACAGTGACAATTTCTTGCCAATCTGTAATGATTGCAAGCCTGCATCTTTTGGAAAGACAAAATAAAACCTCATGAGGATCGATGCCCATGAGGTTTTATTCAATAAAAAAATATGAAATTTTCTTAGGCAACAGCGTAAGCTGTCCATTACATTATATCAATATTTCTTTCAATTACGCAACTCATGTGAGCACTCTTATCTCTTCTTCCAAAGTAAAACTCATTTCTCTGAATGTTTTTTTGGCACAGACAGCATTTCATTGGACAGTGTAAGTAAGCAACTAATTTTTTAATTTGATATTTTTTGTAGCCAGAATTTTTTCTCATTATTTTATTAGTCCTTCCCAATTTGCTCCCCAAGCTTCAGCGTCTTCAGATCCTTCCACGCCTTCTTCTTCAGTTGACTCACGATTAATCAAGTTCTCACTTGTTTTTATATTTGATATTCTTCTAAGCACTTCCCAATCAGATTTTTCTCGCAAGGTCCACAACAGTCCATTATTCACATCACCATTTCTTTCCAATATACCAACTGCACTAAGGTTCTGAAGGATGTTCCGGACCACATTAGTATCAAGTCCAACTTTGTCAGCAATGACAGTGGTCCGGACATTGATACCAAAATCATGTTTAGCCAAGACATCAAGACACGCTCTCTTCTCTTCATTGGCCAAAGAATATGCACACCAATCAATAATATTTAAATATTCTTCATGAAGTTCTGGATCACCAGTTTCGTATTTTTTAATGGCCATAAGTCCCATTGCAATATTAGATAATTGTAGAGCAATACGCATAGGCATGGCCGGAACTGGTATTTTTATAATTACTTCATTCTTCCAATCTTTTTTGGCAACAGTTCGTATTCTTTCAGCAAGAAAAGCAACCTCTACTATTCGTTGCTTTGTTTTTTTATCAAGCTTAAACTCATGACCTTCACAACTTAATCCAACATCTTTCATGTATTCTCCATAAAGATTTGAAAGCTTTTCATCAAGTTCCTTTCCATAAAATTTTCTGTTTAGAGCAATCTCTGTTGCTTTTCTAGGATCGAAGTCTTTCATTCTAAAATAAACAAATCGCTGTCCCATGTCCGCCACTTCTTCAAAATGATCATAGATAGTTGGAGTACCTCCGGCAATAACTCCGAGCTTCCCTTTCCAAGTATTAGACTTATTGTCATTTCCAGAAGTCTTTGTCATTTCTCCATCGTAAATCATACGAAATTGTGAAAGTATAGCGTTCTTACTTTCAGCGTTCTTACTGAACAAAACAGTTAAATCAGATATTGCAATAATTCCTCGTGATCCAATTCTGTGAAGTAGTGAGTTATTTTTATCACCAGCTTTTGCAGATAAAAAAGTATTCTCAGTCAGATCATCAATTCGATGAATAAACTTTTCATCAGTCAATGCCATAGGCCTAAGAATTTGTGACTTACCACCAGAAGATGCTCCAATTATTACAAGCCAAATAGGATCACCTAGATCGAGCCTCGTTGCGATAAGTGTCGCAAGGGTTAAGTCAATAATTGAAGTGTCTTCAAAGTATTGGTATTTCTGGATTTCTTTTTTAAGGTCGATTAATTTCATTTTCATTTTAATTATTTTTATTTTTAAAGAAATTACCCTCAATGAATCTCTTATAATGAACAGAGTCTTTTGTCACAAACCTTCCTAACAAAGCTGTGGCCATAGAACCTGCACTGTCTTTATAATAATATCTATTCTCATGACACAAAGCAGACAGCTCTGAGTAAACAGAAAGATTAGTCTTTTTTATGTAAGGTTTTTTCTTTGGGAGAGAACTACTTCTGCATTGTTCGTATTTTAATTGTGATCTTACTGATAACCATCGGTGAAGATCTACTTTAACATTTGATTGCCAAAACATTTCCACAGTTTTTTTAAGTCGTGGAGTTTCTTGAAAGGTCCAGACAGCAGAAAGTCTTTCCAAAGATTCCACACTTGTATTTTTAAATCCAGACATTATTAGAAAAACAGCTTCATCAATCAAACAAGTTTTGTAGCTATTTTTTCTCATGATAATTTTCTTATGGCCTCTTTAAAAGAAGCATCCTTATTAAGCTTTCTATAAATATCAATTGCATCGTATGGCCTACCGCATCCACCGAAACAATATGCAGTGTTGGTTTCTTGATTATAATAAAGAGAAGGAGTCTTTTCTTTATGGAAAGGACAGCACGCTTTTTTGGCACGATTAAATTCAATTAATTCTGGAATTGGAAATTGCTTCGCTTTTGCAACAAGACTGTCAGCAACCTTTTTTGTTGAAGGAGTGTATTGCATTTTCTCATCTTCTTTTAACCACGCTTCATGAAAGAAACAATCCTTCCAAAGGCTTCTTCTATTGGACATATCCTCACGAACATCAAGGACATTTTTTGCTGTCCGAACAAGATCATGAAGATTTCCACCATTAAGCACATAGTCTGAAATGTCTTTAACACCAGAACGAGTTGGAAGAAACAGTAGTTTTACTTTATCAAGGCCAAACATTTTAGCTGTCTTTGCCATCCCTTCACCTCCGGCTTTGTCATTATCAAAGCAAAGAATAATTTCTTTGTCCTTTAGCATCTCTACCCACTCTTCTTTAAAAGACATTGCTCCACCAGTTGAGGTGACTGCCGGAATATTATGACTCCAACAAACAAGACAATCTTTTTCACCCTCAACGAACAACACTGTCGAAGAATTTTTTGCTTGGAAATATCCATACAAATTAACAAACCCTCCACGATCATAAGAATATTTTGGGCCACTAATGATTTCTGGGCTTCTTCTATATTTATTAAAAATAAAATTACCTTCACTATCAACGACAGGAAAGGTAATTAATCCAAAATCATTTGTGTGGATTTGAAAATCTTTTAAAACTTCTTGAGTTATTTTTTGCTTTTCTAGCCAGTCAGAATGATTTTTATTTAAATGCATGTCTAAAATTTTAGCACGCAAAACTTTTAACGCAAATGTGGATAACTTTAAATTGATTTTTAGCACGCAAACGATATAATTACATTGTGATAAATTTGCAGTATAAAGAACAAATAAAAATATTTATAGATCAAGAAATTTCTGAAGATGAAATAATTTTAATTTATGCTCCGGTGATGAGCAGTTTTGATACACAACAAATAATTTATGAAATTAAAAAAAGTCATTAAATCATTTGTTGCGTACTCAATAATATTTATTATACTTTGTTTTTGTGCTTCACTTGCATTAAATTAATATGAAAAAAATTTGGAACGATAAAGAAGGAGTTGTTATGGACACATTTGAAGATGTTCAAAATATAGCTCTCTATCAACATGGTGGAGTTTATTTTGAGATCATAAAAGAAAATGAATCTGAAACATTATATGTTGGATGGGTTGATGAATATGGTTTTGATAAAGTTTTTGAAAAAAGAGCAAAAAGAGAAGACTTTATAAATATACCAATTGAAGAGATGGTGAAATTTATCACTTCATTTAAAGATGAAAAATATTAATGTTATATAAGCATCAAAAAGAAATAGTTGATCAAGATGTAAAAAAAACTGGGTTGTGGCTCGGCACAGGATCTGGAAAAACAAGGACAGCTCTTGCAATGGCAAAAGGAAAGACACTTGTGATTTGTCCGAAGACTCAAAAAGAAGATCAGAACTGGGAGCGTGAAGCCAAAGAAATGGGAATTGAGATTGATCTAACAGTAATTGGAAAAGAAGCTTTCAGAAGAGATTATTTAACTCTTGGAAAATTTGACACAATTATAAACGATGAAGCTCACACATGCTTAGGAGTCACTCCATCAATTCACTACAAAAACAAAATGCCACGACCAAAGGCGAGTCAGCTTTTTTATGCACTGAAAGAATATATAACAAAACATAATCCAGAAAGAATTTATTTAGTAACAGCGACCATTGTAAAAAGTCCGATGACTGTTTGGGGAGCAGGTGTGATTTTAGGACAGTGGTCTGCAAACATTGATAGCTTCTATAAATTCAGAAGTATTTTTTATGTGAAACTGCCAATGATTGGAAGAGAAGTTTTTACAGCAAAATCAGATAAAGAAACAAAAGAACGGCTCGGCAAGCTTGTTAGAAAAATTGGATTTGTTGGAAGGCTCGAAGATTATTTTGATGTTCCGGAGCAAACTTATAAAAATGTTTTCATTGATCTAACAAAGGAACAAGTCACAGCAATCAAAGATGTCAAAATAGAATATCCAGATCCGATTGTGGCCATTGGAAAAATCAATCAAGTGGAAAATGGAATTCTTGCTGGTGATGAATATAATAAAGAAAAAACATTTACAGAGAATAAGACTGAGAAGATTTTAGAATATGCAGAAGAGTTTCCAAAAATGATCGTGTTTGTAAAATACACACAGCAAATAAATAACCTTGAAAGAAATCTCTTAAAGGCAAAGAAAAAAGTTTACACCTTAACTGGAAAAACTAATCATCGTGGAGAATTGTTGGCCATGCTAAAAAAGTCAGACGAGTATGTTTTGATTGTGCAGGCTCAAATCTCGGCAGGTTGGGAGCTTCCAGATTGTCCGGTAATGATTTTTGCTTCGAGAACTTATTCATTCGTTGACTATGATCAAGCTATTGGAAGAATTTTGAGATCAAATAAATTGAAGAAGAATCTCTATATAACATTAATTGCAAAGAGTCAGATTGATCTTGCGATTGAGGATGCATTGGTAAATAAAAAGGATTTTAATGAAAAGATATATGTAGATAAAAATTTGCGTGCATAAGTAATTTTATATATACTTAAAAAGTATGAAAAATAAAATTACATTAGAAGAAAAACTAGAAAAAGAAAGAAACGAGTACGAAGACAACACTCTTAACAATAACGAATACGACCAAGACGATTGCGTCGACCATTTACCAACTTACGAATAAAATAACATGCAAACAAAACAAGAAATAAAAGACGAATATAAGAAAATAGAAGCACCTGCTTGGGCTGAATACTGGAAAATCAAAGACTCTGCTATGGCTAAATACTTGAAAATCCAACAAATTGCTTGGGCTGAAAAAAATAGAAAACTAAAGGAGTTAGACGAAAAAGTATCAACTAATTAAATAATTATGAAAGACTTTAATAAAGAATCAGAAATAAAACACATACTAAAACAAAGACGAAACGACAAAAGAGCAGTAGCACTTACATACATATTCTTAGGATTTGCTTTTGGGTACTTCCTAGCTCACTTTCTTGTTTACTTAATTAAATAGATATGAAAAACTACACAGAAAGACGATTGGAAGAGTTTGATGAGAAGTCAGTGACTTTATTTACACGAAATGGGTTGGCTGTTTTACTTGATTATCCCCCACACGATATGGTTTTAGATGAGGGTAAAGTAAGGGATTTCCTCTCCACCTCAATCGCACAAGCCGAGAAAGAGATGTACATACAAGGTTTCAAAGATGGGTTTGAACACTCTACAGAAAGCTTTAATGGAGAATACACACACCCAGATGTACCCAAAGACTTTCTTGAAAAAGATGCTAAGGAAGCACTAGACCTCCTATTCTCCCTAAACAAAGAGATTAACAATAAATAACTAATATGACAAACACAGAAAGACGATTAGAAGAGCAAATAGAAGAATGGAAAAAAGAAATTGGAGAAATTCCTGAAAACACCTGTACAAGTATTGACGGTGTAATTAAAGATATAGAAAAATATGTTGATGAAGTTGAAAATCTACGAATAAATGCTTGGAAATACGAAAGTGCAGAGGAGTTAGGAAAAGACTTACCCGATATTGGTTGGTCTGGCTTAACATCAGATCTAGATGGAAAACTTCGTGAAGATAATGAGAGACTCCGAGAACTTGGAATATTTTGGTATGAAAAATGTAAGGAGCTATCTACATCAATCGCACAATCCGAGCAGGAGATTTTAAAAAAGCTAGGAGATAAATGGAGTTTAGCGAGATTTATGCACGAGAAGTATGAGCAGTATGCCTTTATTTTTGGATGGGACACTCAAGAGAAAACTAAGGTTGAGTTTGACAATTTGCCAGAAGAAAATAAGAAAACAATGTTAGGCGTAGCAAGTGAAATCCTCTTGCTTCTAGACAAAGAGATTAACAATAATAAATAAATAATATGAAAACAACAACATTTGAAGAATACTTAGAGAAAATATGCTTTGAAGATAATCCAAGCGTACTAGATGATGATATGCCTGACTTCTTTAACTCTTGGTTAGCAAACCTTGATGGAGAAGAATACTTAAAATACGGCAACGACTTAATCGCACAAGCCGAGCAGGAGATGTTGAAGAAGATAAGAGAAAAGATTGAGAAAGTGAAAGTTATTACACCAACAGTTGAACTACCACCAAATAAATTATCACAAAATCAAATCTTCGCAGGTGGACAAGCAAATATGTTTTTACGAATTACTGAAGCCCTCGCCTCCCTAAACAAAGAGATTAACAATAAAGAAAAAATAATATGAACAAAATTATTAAAGAATATCTAAAATTTGAAAAGTCTATGTTAGACAGCCCAAAGACATTTTTTCCTATATTTGAAGCTGGTTCAGATGCTAGAAGTGCAATAATCTGGAAAGAATACTTAGATTGGCAACAAAAAGGTGGCAAAACTGAAGACATTGAATTTAGAGATATTAGAGAAAATACGATTATGTGGCAGATGGGAAACGAATACTTTGTCCAAGAAATTGATAAGTTTGCACCTTTTACCAAAGAAGAGTATCAAAAAGGAGTTTCATCAGTCTACTCATTTATGAACGATAGACCTCAGTATTTTAAGTTTAGAAAACTTGAAGGAATGTTTAATCCACTACGCATTCTACTCTATGAGATGTTATGACCCTCGCTTACTTAAACAAAAAAATTAACATTAAAGAAAACTAAATATGAGCGACTTAGGCGAATATTGGAGAGATGTAAAGGAACATTTTAGAGACAAAAATAACCACCCAGAAAAATATTTCTCAAAAAAAGAAATCGAAGATTATGAAGCTAGATGTAAAAAGCGAGAAGAAAAAAGCAAACAAAGAGAAGCTCTTTCACTTGCAAACATTAAAAAAATAGCAACAGAAGCAAATTTAGAATTAAAAATTTATGAATCAACAGGGCAGTATTCTTTCGGAAGCATACTGGATTGGTGGACAACGACAGGAACAGCGATTGCTAGAAAATCAAGAAACAGATATTTCATTGATTTGTCGGATACTTGTAAATTAAAGAGTGTTTTATTAGAAGAAAAATAATTAGATAAATATATGAATAATATGCCAGAAGAACTAATAAGCAACATATTACACGCAGGGTCAGAAGAAAATGCACGAAAGGCAATTGACATTTATACGGCACAGATAGAGGAAGCCGTGCTTGAAAAGATAAACAACACAGACTTCTTTCGGTGGAGCGAAAAAACGCGGGACTTGATTAAAAAAGAAATCTTTTCAACCTTTTTTATAGAACAGAAGATGAAAGAGTTTGATGATAAGTTTCGAGAATATATAAGTGCAGGTATTACTTATGCAGAAATACAAGAAGCATACAAGCCACTTGATTTTGAGGATGAGGTGAAGTGGATTCAAAACTTCATAAAACAGGCACTTAAAGAACAAGCAGAACAGGCTTGTGATGAAATTCTCAAGAGAGCAGAAGATACAACGGACTATAAAGAGAAGTCAGGACTGCTATCTGCGTCTGACATTGTAAGTAAATACAAAGAGATTAACCTTAAAAACTAATATGGAAGATTGGAAAATAAAAATTGTAGATGTTGGTTATAAATTAGAAAAAGATATTTACATCTTTACTAAAAGATTTGATTCTAAACTAGAAATGTTGGGAGGTGAAATTATAGACAGTGGAGCTGTGCCACCTAAACCAACCATATCTTTAACAGACCAACAAATGATTGCTTTCGCAAATGCCCTAGCTAAGGAGGGGGTAAATCCACAAAAGGAATTTACAGTAGGAAAATTAGAAGCCACAGAAAAACATTTACAAGATATGCGTAAATTAGTATTCAAACTATTACCAACCAACCCTAAAAAACTAATATGAAAAAGAAATTAACCCTAAATAACACCTATGAGAAAAGAAGCTAACTTTGGAACTGAATTTAGATCGTGGATCAAAGCCAACCCTATGCACTCCGGAGCTTTTGAGTTAAAGCAAACTACCACTCCCCTACCCTTCTCAGCGGTCAAAGAACACCAAAGAAACGCACTTTTGGCCTGCAAGAGTGGAGTAGGGAAGGGGATTTTACACAAATTGCCGGATGACTCTCGTGGAGTCAAGCCTTTTGATTATTTTTATTTGAATAAATCATTTGCGTGGGTTGTGATCAAGTATCAAAAGAAAGGATTTGCAGTTATTGATATTGAAACTTTTCTTCTGGAAGAGTCACATAGCAAAAGAAAATCGCTCACTTGGGAGCGAGCGAAATCTGTTGCAACAATAGAAGTTGAATACTAAATATCTATATCATCAGCATTTATTTCATCATCAAAAGCATCTATACCTTCTTTGACTGCCGGTGGTCCAAACTTTGGAACTATATTTTTATTTGTGTACTCAATCAAGAAATCCTCAACTTCACCAAAATATGATTTCCATTTGTTTTTAGTAAACTTTTTTGTG